GAAATCGGCGACCTCCCGGCTCAACCCCTGGAAGTTCTTGTCGATCTTCGGGGCGATGGTCTGGATTTCCGAAATGCTCTTGGAGAACTTGAGGGCCTCGTCCACGGACTCGCGGAGCAGGTCACGAAGCTGGCTCAAGGCGCGGACGATCATCTGGGTCATCACGACCCGCGTGAGGGTTTCCCACGTCACGGTCAGCCGCGCGGTATGCGTGGCCGCGGCCTGTGCGCCGCCGGCCGCCTGCTGCGCGGCCGCAGCCGCCTGCTGGCCGGTGGTCCGGGCGGCCTGGCCGGCACGCCCGATGGCGCTGGTGAACTGCTGGGCCGAGGCGGTTGCCTGGGAGTAATCGGGCGGCAGCCAGAGCTTCGAGGCGGGCGCAGCCTGCGCGGCGGGCATTGCCGGCCCTGTGCCCATCTTCGACATCGACGAGGCGAGCCGCGAGGCGGCGGAGGCCATATCCCGCATCGTGGCCAGGGCATTGGCCGCCTGGCTGTTCCAGGCGTCCAAGACCGCGCCGAACGCCTGGAAGGCCGTGCTGGAGGCTTGCAGCGCAGAGTCCAATCGCTGCAAAGCGCTCAGGGCGCTTTCCACGTCGAAGCCGAGTTTGTTGATAATCTCGTCAGCCATGAGATACGCTTGCTACGTGTTGACGCGCACCGCACGAACATGGGGCTTGACCGGCGGAAGGTCCACGCCGTCCGCGAACCGCAAGAACGCCCTGGCACCTACGGCCTGGAAGTTGTAAGGGCCTTCCTTAATCACGCGATAGAAGAGGCTCGGGTCGGGATCGACGTTGGCGTTGTGGTATTCGTTCCAGATCAGCCAGGGCAGCGACGTGCTGTACGTGAAGGTGTACCGCCCGCTGTCGATGTCCGTTTCCATCTGGCCGTCGCCCGACGCTTGGCCTGTGCCGACGCGATCCACGGCCACGGGGGCGATAGGGATGGACAATGAGATGTGGCTCGCCAGTTTGCTGAACGTCGCCCGCGATGCCCCACTCCACACCGGAATCTCTGCCAGCACGGCCTCCAGCCACTCCATGAGGCCCCGGGCGATGGCGGCCGTCATGTGCTTGTCCAGGGCCTTCCGATAGGCCGACACGTCGATGCGCGGCGCAGAGAGCCTGGCGGTGAACTTCATGGTGCCCTCCAAGTAGGCAGCCGCCTTGAGCAACGCCAGCGGATCGTCCTTGAAGGCCCCCAAGCCGGTGTTGCACCCATTGCACAAAAGGCCACGCACTTCACCGGTCGCATGGTCATGGTCAACGCAGAACTGGCCTTTTGCTTTGGTGCCGGGGTCATGGCTGCCACAAATCGAGCAGCGGCCTCCCTGCTGCCTCAGCATCGCGTCATATTCAGCCCGGCTCAGGCCAAACTTCTTCTGAAGTTGGTAGTCCCGGCAGCACGCTTTGCACCACGGGCGACGGTTGTCTCTTCCAAGCTGTGCTGTGTGAAACTCGTGTGGTGGTTTCTGGTCGCCGCACACGGCACAGCGATGCAGTGGCTCATGTTCGGTCAAGCTCGTGTCACTGCTTATCATCTGCCCCTCTCTCTGAACGCCCGAGAGGCATCCGTGCCCCAGCCAATTGAGCCTCCCGCTTCGCTTCGTCGTAACTTCGCAGTTGGTCGAAGGCGACGATCAAAGCCTGGGCCTCAACGCCGCACTCGTCCCAGGACGGCTTGACGCCCGGCGGCCGGACCCCTAGCCGTTCGCAGGCCCGCCAGACGGCGAACTCTCCGGTGCGGTGAGGGGCGAAGAGAACTCTTCGGGCATTGGAGCTTGACCAGCTAGAAAAGACTCGCGGGCCTTTTGCAGCTTGGCCTCGTCCAGGGCGTTCGCCTCAAGCACCAGCGCCAGGACGCGATTGGTCTCCACCTGGGTCAAGCTGCCGTTCTTCAGGTCTTCCTCCCAATTCGGCCAGGTCCGCGGATCGTTCTCCTTCACGGTGTCCCATTCGATGTCGGACGGAGCCAGGGACTTGACGACCATGTAGCCGAGGCGCTTCTTGGCCCAGATGCCCAGGACTTGCTGATAGGTGGGGTCGTTGAGGTTGGGCACCCAGCCCTCTTTCGTGTACTTTCCCGGCGGCTTCGGCGTCGGGCAAAGCGTGTTGAACTCGTCCATGTCGGGCAGGCCCTTGGCGCGGAACACGATGTTCTGGTCGCCGCGCGGCAGGACGAGGATGGCTTCGTTCGAGAGCCCTTTCGGGTCGATACCGGCAATCTTCATGTTGTTCCCTCGCAAAGAGTAAGAGGAAGAAGGCGGTGCCGGCACTGGTGCGGGCACCGCTCGACTGGTCTTCTTGACAAAGAGGCCAGCCCAACCGGCTCGCAAGCCGGGGAGTCGTTCAGAATCGACGCCGACCGTTTACTGCACGTCCGGCCACGGGTCGGCGGCACCTAGCCGATCCACCTGCGGCTCGGTGCGCTTGCACTTGCCGCTGACCGAGATCGACGCCTCCTTGTAGTTCACCTCCCGGCTCTCGGAACGGAACTCGGGAAAGGCCACCTGCTCCTTCTGGGCCGTTCCGCAAGGCGGGGTGTGCCGGACGATCATGTGGACGCCGTAGGGTTCGCACAGGTCGGCGGACGCACTGACCCACTCGGCTGCACCGCCAACGCCCTTGAGGGCGTCCACCGGGCTGACCGGCTCGCTCGTGCCCTGGGTGATGTGCTCGAAGACGGCCTCCAGCTTCACGTCCATCGGCACCTGGTTGCCTTCCCGCACGGTGTCCAGGTCGCCCCGATCCAACTCGTACTTGTACTCGTTGTGTTCGGTGTACGTGACGTTGCCGTCGCCGATCTTGATTTCCAACTCCTGCGGGTAGAACGTCACCACGCCGCCATCCGTGTACGTGCCGGCCCCGAGAGCGGGGCTGAAAGTAATCTGCGTCGTGGGGCCGCTCCCGCTCGGGGTGCGCGCCGTGACGGTGTGGTACACCGGGGTCGTCTCGCCCGCGATCTTGAAGCGAGCGCCCAGGGGCACCAGATCGGGGTCTTTCGTGTTCAACACGATGGTGTCGATGGTCAGTTGCGTGTCGTTCTCGGCCGGAGGGGTGACGGGCTGGTTGACCGCCGCCGTCCCGTTCAGACCGTCCTGGAGAATGACATCGCAGTCTCGTCTTTCCTGTTACCTACTCTTTCGAGTCGGGCGGGTCATTTCTGCCCGCCTCTGCATGTCGCCATGCAGAACAGACTATATCTTCACCCTTGGTCAAGGGGCGGTGCGTGTAGTCGTTGAGGGTTCCCCTTCGGGCCTTCCCTGCTGATGATCTGCACCACACAGATTTTCACGCAAAGCGTACCGGTGGATACTCAGACTTCCCAGCATATAGCACCGTTTGTCATCGCAAGTTGCCCTGCGAGGAGCCTACGATTTAAGCTCAATGCGTGCCATGTTCGACCTTTCTTGTTAGTTGACGAATCAAACTGGGGTCTTGAAACCCCAACCCACCGGCCAGCGGCCGGACTTCTGACAGGAACGCAAACGAGAGTACAGCGTGTTCACATTGATGCCCGTCGCCAGAGCCGCATCCTTGATGCAGCCGAAGGCAACGCCATCGACCGTGACGCGGCGAGCGCGAGGATTCTTGGCCCCGGCAGTATCCGTCAACATCCTCAACGTCTTGGGATGGGGTTTTCTTCCAAGAGCCTTTGCCCTGATCTTCTGGCAAGTCTCCTCCGTGTGTTTCCTGCCCTTCATCCCATTGCGCCGGTGATGAAACTTCTCACGTGTCGCGGCGCTGGGCCGCCACCCGACCGAACCCTCCCCGCCGAGCGTGAGGTTGTAGCCATTTGGTGCTCGCGTTTCGAGCATCACAATGGCCCGATACTCCATCATCTTGATCCAGGCTTCGTCGCCTTCGTACCACACCTCCCATTGCAGGCTGTGTCTGCCATACTTGCTGATTGCGTGATGCAGCAGCTTCGATCCGTGACCGGAAAGGTGCTCGCGCCGACGCTGTTCAATGTTGGTCGTGATGCCAACGTACTGCTTGCCGTTGATAAGGTTGGTTACCACGTGGAGGAACATGCTACCCGCTGATCTCCATCCGGTAACGGGCATCCACCATGCTCTGCTTCAGGCGGTCGGTTGGATTGATCTGGCCGAAGTGCATCACGCGGATGGCGTCATGCCGGCCTTGGACCGGCGAAAGGCAGCCGACCAGGACGTGTTCGTCGTCGCCAGGAAAAGTCCCGTACTTGCAGACGGCGATAGCTCCGTCCATTGCCTCCTGGAATACGCCCGTCTTCTGGATGATGGCGTACTGGTTCTTCTGCTCTTCGTAGCGGCTCACGAACAGGACGTTCACCACGACTTCGATCTGGAAGTAGTCGCGGCTGACTTCCCTGGTGAACGGCCCCGTGATGCGGACCTCGCACCGATCCGTGGCGCTCATAAACTCCGTGGCCCGCTCGTCCAAGCCTTCGATCAGAACGGGAAGGTTCTCACTCTCGGCGACTTGCTTCAGGTAGGTGGCTACGGATGCGAACACCCAGCGCGCCCAGTTCGGATTGGCGGGCATGGCTACACCTCCCCTTGGGTCTGGGAGACGAGCGTCAGCGTATCGGCGGCCGTCTCTTCCAGGATCGACCCTGCCACGCCTACCGACTCGCCCACCAATTCCTTGCCGTGGATGATGTAGGCCGCCTCGAACTCGTACTCCTCGAAGTTCTCGATCGCGTACTTGCGGCTGTGGTAGACGAGCCAGTCGCTCTCCTTCAGGACGAGGTTGGGGCAGTCGCGGCGCTCGATGATGAATAGCCGCTTGCCCGCCTCGTAACCGCCGCCCGTGACCATCTGCTTGTTCGCGGAGATCAGCGAGATCGACTGCTTGACTTCGCGGCTGATGGTCTCGGGCAGGACAACGGCCCGGTGAATCCGGGTCGCCGTCTTGGTCCGGGTCACTTCGCCGGTCTTCGTATCCGCAATCACCGAAGCGTTCTGATAGACGACAATCGTGCCGCCGTACTGACGCTTGAGCGCATACAAGACGCGCCGAATCTGCTGGTTCAAGCTGTGGTTCGCGGGATACGTCATGGCGGTGCTTCACGGTTGCTGACGGGCGCACGTATCCCTGAGCGGACACACGAAGCGCTCGTCCAGGGCCTTCTCCAACCGCTCCATCATCAAGGTGTTCTGGGCAATTACGTCCGCACACCGTTCGACGAGCGGCATGAGCACGTTCCGCTGCTCGTCTTCGAGCTTCACGATCCGTTTGTTCATGCGACATTCGCGGACCCAGCTTTGCCAGAGAAGAACGGCAGTCACGAGGACCAGCGGCCCGTACTGTTTCAAGAGGGCAATCGCATCGGCAAACGTGTCGGCTTGTGCAAAGAGCAGTTCCATGAGGCATCTCCGTCCGCCCGCAGGCGCAGTTGATGGTAGAGGGGCCGGCCGGCCGGGTTTGCGCCCGGACGGCCGGCTTTTCGCTCGTTGCGGACAGGATTAGCCGAGCACGGGGACCAGCAGGCCGCTGTTCAGCACCGCCACACCCGCGAGGATGTCGCAGTTGACGATCAGCCCGCCCGCGTTGATGTCGTACTGGGCCAGGACCCGCATGGTGACGCCGTTGTAGGCGGCATGTCCGGCCATGACGCCCGCGCGGGTGTCCGGCAGGGCCAGCGGGCGGGTGACGAGGGCCAGAGCGTCCCGGTGGAACGCCAGGTTCATCGCGCCGTAGGGGCCGGGGAACGCATCGGCCCCAGCGCCAACGGCAGCCGCGAGCGGCCGGTCCAGGTAGACCGTGCAAGCCGTGCCGCTCCCCTCGGACTCGATCACCGTGTAGGTGTGCCGAGTGCCGGTGGTCGCACCGAAGGCGAGCAACTGGCCGACCTGCGGTGCCTTGCCCGCCGTGACGGTTAGCGCGATGCCCTCGCTGTAGCCGGCCGCGTAGGCAGCGGCCGTCACGCACTTCACCCAGCGCGTGGCCACGGCGTTGTCCTCGGTGGCGTACTTGAGGGCCTCATTCAACTGGAAGCTGTCGGCATCCGCAGCCACGGCCCAAGTCGGCTGATCGTTGCCGGCCATGACCACGAACTCACCGACCGTGGGAGTCAAGACGCAAGCCAGGTCGCCCGTCGCGCCGGCCGCATACGGCTCCGTGACCGGATCGCTGTCGGTCTCGCTGCCCGACAGGACGCAGTTGACGTTCTGGTCCATGTAGGTGTCGAAGCCGAGGATGCGGCCGAGGATGGCGCTCTCCAGCGCCGAGCCACCGTCGCCGCGCTCGTTGGCCTTGACGAACAGGTCGGTCTTGAGCATGGCCGTCTCGCTCGTGGGGGCCATGACCAGCTTGCGGCCATCCACGGGGGCTTTGTTGATGTTCAGCTTCTCGCGGGCGTCCAGCACGTAGTCCTTGGCGGTGTCCTTCGTCAGGCCACCCAACTTGCCCACGCGGTCGGCCGTGGTGCCGAGGTAGGCGTGGACCTGACCCAACAGGGCGCGATCGACGCCTTCCGCGATGGTCTTCATCGCGGGCTGGAGGTAAATCTGGCTCAACTCCTTGAAGGACTTGCTCCCTTCGCCGTCGCGGATCACGAAGGAAGAGTAGAACCATTGATTCAACGGCACTTGCACGTTGGTGGCCACGGCGTCCTGCTGCACCAGCGAGGTGCCGTCCTTCTTGCGGCGAATCTTGAACTCGCCGGGGCGGCGGGTGTTGACGACATCGCCGAACTTGGCAACGGTGTCCTCGAAGTCTCGGTGGACCATGTTGGCCATGACCATGTTGCCTTCCAACATGCGCAGGCCCTCGTCCGCCCACAACTCGGGGATGAAGGCATCCAGGTTGTTTTCGTAGCAAGCCGTGAACGGCTGGCTGAGGTACAAACGGTTCATCGCTACTCTCCGAAGTGTCTCGTGTGACTTCTGCTCGCCGCGCCTCGTCACCGTGACGTGCGCTGGCTCCGAGCAGACCTTTGGTTTGCCGACCCCCGAACGGTTAGCGGCCCTTCTTGGGCAAAGGATCGAGTCCGAGCCATTCAGGGTGGTTGGCCCGAATCTCGCGGAACTGCTCTTGCGTCAGCTTGCGAATCGCCGCCGCATCCAGTTTGCCGCCTTGACCCGGCATGAGGCCGCCGGTAGCCGTTCCCGCGCCGATGCCCGAAACCACGCCGCTGCGGAAGAGGTTGCCCCAGGTGTCGGGCGTGTCCTTCATCTTCTTCACGGCGTCCTCGGGCGTGTACGTCTTGGTCTCGATCTCGCCCGTCGTCGTGTTGAGGGCCTGCATCTCGACCACCGGCTTGTACCTGCCGGTCAACTTGCCGGTCCTGGGGTCCGTTTCCTCCAACATCTTCGTCTGCCCGCGAAGCAGGGTGACGACTTGCGAAGGACTCCACGCTTCGTGCTTGACGGCGGCGTCTTGGAGCGCCCGTTCGATGGTGGAGTCACGGTACAGCGTCTCAAACCACGACGCCTTCTTTTCGATCTCCTGCAACTTGCCGGCGTAGGTCTCCTCCATCTGCTTCTTTTCCAGAAGAAGCTGCTCTTCCTTCGACCGCAGTTGGCCTTGCACCATCTCCAGATTCGCTTGCAGCGCCTTCCGTTCTTGCTCGGTGAGATTCTGGCTGGCCAGCAAGTCCTGGTACTGTTTCTCGGTCTTCTTCAACGCCTCTTCCAGCTTGCGGCGGTCGGCGGCCACGATGCGATTCACGTCCTCCTGGGTGAACGTTTTGCCTGCGGCAGCGGCAGCAGCGGCAGCCGCCTCGGCTGCGGCCTTGTCAGCGGCGGCCTTCTCCGCAGCGGCCTTCGCGGCATCATCCTCACCCTCGAAACACGCGGACCACGGACGGGACAGATACAGAGAGATGGACATAACACTTCCTTACACCCGAAAGGAAATCACAGAGCATCCGCCTATTCGGTGTTCAGCGGGTCTGACCCAGCAGTCGGCCGGTAAAAGGGAGCCAGGACACGCGCCTAGCTCAGTCGCAATAGCTTCAAGGCATCCGAGTCGCGCAAGAAAGGCTTGACCAATCGCCACGCGACGGAACTCGGCACCAGGTTGATGATGTGTTCGATGGGCAGTTGCGACCGCTCATAGCTGGTCTTCACCGCCCCGTACCCCATCGCATTGACGGCCAGATTCTCCAGTTCCAACTCGGGGTCTTTGCCGTCCAGCAGGGCGTGGGCGATCTCGTACTCGGCGATGCGGATGGCCTCCGGCACTTCCGCATCGGCCCCACGCGGAAACTCCAACGGCTGGTTGACCTCGGCAGCCCTGATCTGCTCTTGGGTGGCGGATGGGTTCGCCTGCAAGAGCGTATAAACGCAGTGCTTGTAGCCCTTAT